GACCAGATTATTTCTCAGATGTAAACGAAAAGAATATTTTTAAAGAAGTCCAAGACTTCGCAAACAAATATAAGACTTTACCTACACACGAAGCTCTTGTAATCAATTTCACCGAAAGCAAATCGCTGACCGAACCAGAAGTTAGGTTGGCGATTGGCATTTTGGATGAACTACATGATGATAAAGACCCAAGTGAACCACAATGGCTGATTGAGCAAACTGAAAAGTTTTGCCAAGATAAAGCAATCTATAACGGTATCATGGAAGCAGTTTCTATCCTTGATGACAAAACACACACAAAAGGCAAAGGCGAAATCCCTAAGATTTTAAGTGATGCTCTTTCAGTATCATTTGACAACTCTGTTGGCCATGATTATATGCAAGATAGTGATTCACGGTATGACTTCTATCACCGTGTTGAATCTAGGGTTCGTTTTGACCTTGACCTATTCAATAAGATTACTAAGGGTGGTTTTCCAATTAAGACCTTGAATGTGGCTTTGGCTGGAACTGGTGTTGGTAAATCTTTGTTTATGTGCCATTGTTCTGCTAGTTCTATTGCTCAAGGTCATAATGTATTGTATATCACAATGGAAATGGCAGAAGAAAAGATTGCTGAGCGTATTGATGCCAATCTATTGAACATTGACCTAAACGAATTACAAACAATTAGTAAAGATGATTATGCTCGCAAGTTTGATGTGTTGAAGAACAAGACACAAGGCAAGTTAATCATCAAAGAATATCCAACGGCAGCTGCACACGCAGGCCATTTCCGTGCCTTGTTGAATGAGTTGAAGTTGAAGAAGAACTTTACACCAGATATTATCTTTATTGACTATCTGAATATCTGTTGCTCAAGTAGAATTAAAATGGGTGCAAGTATCAATTCATATGCCTACATCAAGTCTATTGCTGAAGAACTCCGTGGTTTGGCTGTAGAGTTTGGTGTGCCAGTTGTAACTGCGACACAAACAACAAGAAGTGGTTTCAGTAACACCGATGTGGGACTTGAAGATACTTCCGAATCGTTTGGTCTGCCTGCAACTGCCGACTTTATGTTTGCTTTGATTTCTACTGAAGAACTTGAACAGTTGAATCAGATTATGGTTAAACAATTGAAGAATCGTTATGGCGACCCTAATCTATATAAACGATTTGTGATTGGTGTTGACCGTTCTAAGATGAGATTGTATGATGCTGAACAATCGGCTCAGAATGATATCGTTGATAGTGGTCAAGAAGATGATAAACCATTGAATACTTTTGGTAATAGAGAAAGAAAATTCAATAATAAATTTGAAGGAATTAAAATATAATGGACTATATTAGTTATTGGGATAATGTTCTTACAAAAGACCAATGTGATGATATCATTCGTAGATTTGAAGAAGCCAAAGACCAACAAGAAGATACCTTACTTGAAGGTCACCGACACTTTACAGAACTCAATATTACAAAGAACCTTGAATCATGGGGTGATACACAAAATCTTTTATTAGATAAAATGCAAACTTACTTGGCAAAATACAAAAATGTTTTTGGTATTAACGAAAAAGTTTGGCCAGATAATCTAGGCTTTGAACATTTTAGAATAAAGAAATATGAACCAAATGATAAAGACGAATTTGCTTTTCATGTGGATGTAGGTGACTATGCTTCTGCTCGTAGATTTTTGGTATTCTTTTGGTATCTTAATGATGTAACAGAAGGTGGTGAAACAACCTTTCAACATAGTCCCACAGCACGAATTGAAATGTCGGTTAAACCAACTGCTGGTCGTATGCTTGTTTTTCCACCAATGTGGACACACCCACACACAGGAAATAAACCAATTTCAGGACCGAAATATATCATTGGTGGCTATTTACACTATCTATGAAACATAGAACGCTTTACAACAAGCTACATTCATTTGCCCCTAAGTTTGAAGGAGTAAAAACTAGAGGCCAAATAATGTGGTGGGTTCGTAAGATGTTATTACCTTATAATGTTAAAGTTAGTAGATTGATTGATAAAACAAATCAATGTGTTAGTGGTTTAACTGTTGGTGGTTTTTATGACCCGTCAACCGATTCTGATGAAAAAGACATTGAAATTTATTTGATGTTCCGTGAAGAACATACTGGTGTTTGGTTTGACCACTTAGATATTGAAGTGATGATTAATGAAGTATTCAAAACATTAGTCCATGAAAAGCGCCATCGTTACCAATTTAAGCAAAGAGGACTTGCCTATGGGCCGGTTTACCGATTGCGTAAAAAAATAGAAGATGAAAAGTTGGCAGATGAATTAAAATATTATGGGGACCCCGATGAGATAGATGCCTATGCTCAAGAGGCAATCATTGAAGAACGACTATATGGACACTCAGATACTAAGGCTAAATATAAGGAACTATTTGACATCCATGATAAAAAGGTGTATAATAGCTTCTTAAAGAAATATTACATATACGATAGAAAAGTTACCTTATGAATTTGAATAGAGAACAGGCAAACTATGTTGCCTCGGTGTTTGAAGATTACTTTGGTAACTTCAATCGAATTGATGAGTATATGCGTGAGCAGAAACTAAACTCATTGAAAGATTGGCCAGTGGCATTACCAGGATGTGGACCTGAAGAAGATTTGTTTTCAGATTTTACCATGGATCCACAAAATATGGAGTTTGATATTGTTGACCTTGAATCACAAAGATGGCAACAATACTTAGATATCATTTCATCACACAATAATCTTACATCGCCTGGCCGTAATGTAAGACTAGCAGTATTAGAAAAGACAACTCAGAAGTGGGTTGGTTTTATTCGTATTGGTTCACCAACCATTATGATGAAACCTCGTAATCAATTACTTGATTGTGTTATCACTAATGAAACTGCCACAACCAAGTCATTCAATAATGCTTCTGCAATGGGTTTTGTAATCGTACCTGCACAACCATTTGGTTATAACTATCTTGGTGGTAAACTGTTGGCTGCCATCTGTTGTTCACATGAAGTCCGTGAGATTCTTAATAAGAAGTATAAGATGAATATGTGCCTGTTTGAAACCACTAGTTTATATGGAACATCAAAGGCTATCTCACAGTATGATGGTATGAAACCATATTTACGATTCAAAGGTGTAACTGAATCAGACTTTCTTCCAATGATGCACGGCAAACCATATGATGACCTTAAAAATTATGTTGAAGGTATCGTTGGTGAGTTTGTGCCACCTGATGCCTCTAGCCGTAAGTTAAAGATTAGTACCACAATTATTGCTATGACCAAGGCTGCATTGAAACCTCACAAAGAAGATTATGATAGGTTCATGGCTACAATCAACAAGGCCAAGTCCCTAACAGAACAGAAGCGTTACTATGTGTCCAACTATGGTATTGCAAACTATAAAGATATTGTTCTTGGAAAGACAGCTGAGATTGTCAAAGATGAGAACTATGATAAACACCATTTGGCTAACATTACAGAGTGGTGGAAGAAGAAAGCAACTGCTCGCTTCGTGTCATTAAAACAACAGAACAAAGTCAGGACAGAGATGGAAGTATGGACAAGTGGCAAAGTCCTTGACATAATCCGTTGATTGAGGTAGGATAAATACTATTATTAATTAATGGAGTTTTAGATGGCAGATTCACCAAAAGAAGGCGAAGCAGCACAGGCGTTATTCTGTGCTATTGCGGACAATCAAGGTAAAAAATTAACCTTGTTTCCAAACTATCGGGCTTTTAAACTACACTATCAGAAAGATATTGATGCTGTTAAAAGTAAAGTTAAGGTTGATATTAATTTAGCTACCTTAGAATCTTGGCTTACCAAGAATGAAGAATGGTATAAATCTTCTGTGGCAATCGCAAACAAGTTACTTGATGATTTGGAAAAATTAGCTAAGAAAACCTATAATAAGATTAAACCAAAAGGTATTGATTTGTTCTATGTTAGAGGTGATAATGAAGTTTTTGGTTCAATGCAAACACTATTTGCTTCAACTAAAAAAGCGGTGAAAAAAGAAAATCCTAGTGCGGTTGTATTTGATAATATCAACAAGTGGACGCCAGCGGACATATACTTTGCTTCAGATGAGGCTAGGACATTGTTGTCCAACATAGCAAAAGGCCAAGATGTTAAATATACTATTGGTAAAGTTAAATTAATTAACTTACATTACTTTAGAAATTTTAATTTGTTGAATGAATTTTTAAGAAAATTAATTGAAAGTGGTGATTTATTACCACTATCATTGAAGAAAGCTCCAAATGAAGTAAAGATTAAACGGATTAATTTTTTGGAAACTGACTATGCTAAAGCCATGGAAAATGTTTATTATAAAGAATTAAAACTATCTTCAGATAGAGCAAAAAGTATTTTTGAATCAATAGATTTTCGTGTGTATTTTAGTAAATCTACTGCTCATAATTTGCAGTTTAGAGATAAAGTTGGTCCCAACCATATGAACTATAATTTTACTGCTACAATTACTGGTGGTGCTGAAGCATTTGACGGCTCAATTGGCGGTGGAACAATTGGCCAAGTAATTTCAGAAGTTGATTCAGATTTAGGTAAAAACTTCACTAAAGAAAACATTGAATCTAAAGGTAAAAAGTTTATTGAACTGGTTGGAAAATCAATGACATATTCTCCAGTTACACCAGCAGACCAACAACTTCTTGCTAAGATATTTAAATATTGTAAGACCTATTCTCCAAATCTTATGAGAGGTTATGCTCAAGGTGCCACAGGAGTTAATCAATTTTATACCGATTTAGGAATATATTTAAATTCATTAAGTATGAAAGTTGATGGAAAGGTGGTTAAGTATAATAAAAATCAGAAATCAAAAGCAGGTGCAAACATACTTCTTGCTAAATATTTTGGTGGCCTTTTAGCTGAACATTTAGAAAGTAGTAAACTAAAAAATGAAATCATAGTTGCTATTGTTGCAGCTGCAAGTTCTCAATCAAAATCATCCGCTCCTTACTTTAAGGCTAGCGACCCATCGGCGTTCTAAAATGAAATTCACAGAATATTTAACAGAAAGTAAAGAAGGCAAGAACCTTCACCTAGAACACATTGAGGATGAAATGCTCAATCGTGGCGTAGCAGGCGCTCGTGAATCAATTAATTTTCTCCGTTCTCTCCGTGATATGTTGGCTGGCAATTCGCAATCTCATGTCAATGTAACAACAAAATGGGACGGTGCCCCTGCTGTATTTGCTGGTATTAATCCAGAGAATGGTAAATTCTTTGTTGGTACTAAAGGTGTATTCAATGCAACACCTAAATTAAACTACACAGATGCTGATATTGACAAGAACCATCCTGGCGAAGGCCTTAATGCTAAACTCAAAGTTGCATTACGCTATCTACCAAAACTTGGTATCAAAGGTGTATTGCAAGGCGATATGATGTTTGCAAAAGGTGATATAAAAGACCAGACAATTGATGGTGAAGATTATGTTACCTTTCAACCAAATACTATTGTGTATGCCGTTCCTGCTGTTTCTAAGTTAGCTAAGTCAATGTCAATTGCACAGATGGGTATTGTGTTTCATACATCATACACAGGTAAAACTATATCAGATATGAAGGCATCATTCAACATTGACATTGGTAAGTTATCTACAACCAAAGATGTTTGGTTCCGTGATGCTTCATTCGTTGATGCTTCAGGTACTGCCACATTCACAGAGGCAGAAACAAAACAAATTACTGGTATTCTATCGCAAGCCGGTTCATTGTTTCAACAGATTAATCCAATGGCATTGAATCGTATTTCTGCCAATGATACCATTCTAATACAGATTAAGACATTTTATAATAGTAAAGTCCGCTCTGGTGAGAAGATTAAGAATACATTACAACACACAAATGAACTGATTAAGACTATTGAAGCCAAGTTAAACAAAGAAGTTCTTGAAGCTAAATTAGAAAAAACTAAGAAAAGAAAAATTGCTGAGAAGAATGAGATTATGCGGTTCTATCGCACCAATGCCAACGAACTCAAAAAGATATTTGATTTACAAAATTTAATTGTTGATGCTAAACTAATGATTGTTGGTAAATTACAAAACCTTAAACAACTTACTGGAACATTCATTAAAACTGAAGATGGTTTCCGTGTTACTGCACCAGAAGGATTTGTAGCAGTAGATAGATTGAAAGGTAACGCTATGAAATTGATTGACCGTTTTGTATTCGCACATGATAACTTTAACGCACAAAAGAATTGGGACAAATAAGATGGCCGAAATTAAATATGACCTAACCGCTATTATGAAGGAGTATGGTGATGACGATTTTGGATTCACCGCTACTGATGAAGAAGAATATAATGCTGTTATTGCCGAAAAAGATGACACAGTAGAAGAATACAAAGCAAGATTAGCTGAAGTTGAGAAATTAGTATTGCCGTTTTTAACCAAACTATTAAAGACTGCTGACCAACCAATCATTAAATGGCCTAATCGTAAACCTATTCTTGAATCACAAATCCAAAAGATTTTAAATCTTACAAGAGGATAAAATGTCAGTCCAAAGAATGATTTGGGTTAGAAACCTTTTAGAACAACTTGATGAGGCCTCATATGCAGGCAACATTGGTATGATGGAACTGGTAAAGTTTCATTCAAAGGCTTCTCCTAAAGACAAAAGTATGTTACAATCACATATTAAGAATAAGAAACATAAAGAAGC